GAGGAAGAACTGATCGCGGCGATGACTACTCCCATCTCCGACCAGGATTCCGCTGCCGCCGTGGTGCCACTGCTGATCCGGGGTCCCAAGGAGCTGGGGGAGGCGATTAAGCTCTTCAAGTTTGAGCGTTCCTTCGACCCCGCCCTCGCCGAGCGGGCCGATCGCGCCCTGGATCGGATCATGCAGGGCATCGACGTCCCCAAGGACGTGGTCACCGGGCTGGCGAACGTGAAGTACTCCAACGCGGTGCAGATCGACAAGAGCCTCTACAAGGCGCACGTCGAGCCGCTGCTGCTGATGATCGTCGACGCGATGACGATGGTCTACTTCCGCCAGGCCCTGATGGCGATGGGGCAGGACGAGGAGCTGATCCGCCGAACCACGATCTGGTACGACCCCTCCGACATCGTCATCCAGGCCGACCCCGAGACGCTGGCCGACAACGGCTTCGACCGGAACCTGATCTCGGCCGCTGCCTGGCGCCGGGCGCACGGCTTCACCGAGGACGACAAGCCCGAGGGCGAGGAGCTGGCCCGCCGGATGGTGGTGGAGAAGGGCGTGCTCTCCCCCGAGCTGACCGAGGCGGTGCTGCAGCAGATCGCCCCCGAGCTGTTCGGCACCATGCGCGCTGCCCACCAGCAGCAGACCGGGTCCCCGCTGCCGCCTGAGGTGCAGCAGGCCCTCGGTGTGCCGCCCAGCGACGCCGCCCCTCCCCCTCCCCCTGGTGGCGGACTTCCGTCCTCCACCCCGACGACACCACCGGCCCCGCCGCCCCCCGCACCCGCACCCGGCGCCGCGCCTCCCCCTCCCCCTGAGCAGGCCACGGCATGACCGAGACGCCCATCGCACCCGACCCCGGTGAGGAGCGCACCAACTCCGGGCGCTGCATCGTGGCGATCCCCACGGCCACCGAGCCCGTCCATCACCTGGGCGACGTCTCCGAGCCCAAGCACATGACGATGCTCTGGCTGGGCAAGCCCGAGGAGAACCCCGACCTCGACATGGACCAGGTCCGCGACCAGGTCGAGCAGGTCGCCGCCCAGGCGGACGGGCCACTGACCGAGCAGGTCAAGGAGACCGGCCAGCTCGGCGACGAGAACGCCACCGTCTGGTTCGTCAACGGTGACGGTGTCACCCCGACCCGCGACGCCCTGCTGGCCCAGCCCGCGATCGCCGACGGCGCCGGTGCGGTCGAGCAGTTCCCCGAGTTCACTCCGCACGTCACCGCGGGCTACGACATGGACGAGCCGCTCGCCCCTGACGACAGCCCCGAGGAGATCATCTTCGACCGGCTGGGCGTCTGGGACGGCGACGAGCACACCGAGTACCCGCTCGGCCCCTCGGCCTCCACCGAGGAGAACACCGACCCTGCCCCCGGCCCCACCGAGCGCGACGTCCTGTTCGGGGAGGACGCCACCGAGTTCGAGAAGCAGCTGATCGAGGCGATGACCGAGGCGATCGCGGACACTCCGATGGAAGGCGACAACCTGCTCATCGACGTCTTCGGCGCCGTGCCCAAGCTCGCGGTCGACGACGCCGAGTCGCTGGCCGCCGCCTGCACGGCGGCCGACCAGATCGAGGCCGAGCTGTCACGGGTCTTCACCCGGCGCCGCCTGGCCAAGCGCGCCCGCGAGCTGAGCCTGCAGCACCTGATCCCGCAGCACTGGCTGCGCCAGCCGACGCCCGCCCCCGCTGCAGCGCCAGCTCAAGCAGCTCAGGCAGCTCAAGACGTCACTGCGGTACCAGCCCAGAACGGCACTGACGTTCCGGACCTGTTCGTCCTCAAGACCCAGCTCTCCACGATCTCCGACACTGCCCTGCGCGCGGCCTACATGCGCGGGGTCCGGGAGTACACGATGACCGCGCCGCAGAGCCGCCCTCCACTGCCGCGCGACGTGATCGCCCAGGCGCGGGTGAACAGTCTGATCCGGCTGGCCCAGGGTGACCTGTCGGCCCGTACCGACGACCGGGACCTGCTGTCATGAGCGCTCCGCAGGTCCATCGCTACGCCAACACCGAGTTCATGAACATCGGGCACCGCGACGAGTTCATCGTCGTCATCGACGCCCTGGGCCGCCGCTGGAACCCGCTCAAGCACCCCCGTGACGAGAACGGCCGGTTCATCCGGACCTTCTCCTTCGTCACCTTCGACCTCCCTGGCGGCGCCAGCACTCCGGGCGGTGCCGGTGGCTCGGTCTCCGGTCGCGTCTCCGGCATCGACAGGGACGGCAACCTGCTGATCAAGGTCCAAGGCGTCGGGCCAGGGGCGCCCCCCGGCGTCAGCGAGGGCGACTACGTCAAGGTCCCGCACGACCAGGTCCAGGTCCGCACCGTCAAGGCCCAGCTCGGGGGCCGCGGCGCGGCCGGTGTGCTGAACAAGCAGGAGAACGCCAGCGTCGAGACCGGCGTGGCGAACCTGCACCGGCTCGGCATGGACGAGCAGGCCGACAAGCTCGAAGAGGCCCGGCAGCTCGCGGTGGCCACCCCCAATCCGCGCGACCCGGCGTCGGCGGCGAACAAGCAGCGTGCCATCGACCTGATGCGCGAGGTGGCCGAGGAGCTGGGCGCCGAGCGCGGCAAGGGCTTCGACGAGGGCACCGACTACGAGGACGTCAAGGACTCGCTGACCTCGGAGGAGAAGGCCCGGCTGCAGACCCTGGACGCGGTGATGGGCACCACCTTCACCGCCCGGCACAGCCTCGGTGACAAGACCATCGACGCCGAGAACGACGAAGGCCCGGTCAAGGCCAAGGCCGGTGAGGTCCGGATCCAGACCGCCGAGCAGGAGCTGCGCAAGGACTACGACGCCGACGCCAAGGTCTGGGACGCCACCTCCGGCACCCTGACCGAGGGCCGCCTGGAACAGCCGGTCAAGGCCGAGGTCCGCGACGACGTGCGCGAGCAGCAGGGCCAGAAGGTGCTGCCCGAGCTGCAGCGCTCCACCTACCAGAGGCTGAAGACCGGGCTGTCCCGGCTGTCGGGCTACAAGCAGGCTGCCCAGGTCGCCCCCGGTGACCGGTTCCACGCCGACAAGAACGGCGACGAGGTGGTGGTCGGCTCGATCGTGCACACCGACCCGACCAAGTCCCGTGAGGGCTTCACCGGGATGGTCACCCGGATCTACACCGACAAGGACGGCAAGAAGCACGTCTACGTCCGCGACTTCGACCCCTCCGGGGACAAGGGCTACACCAAGAAGTACAAGGACCACTCGGTCCAGGGCGGCTCGATCGAGCTGGCCGGGGACGACGAGCAGTCTCAGGTCTTCTCCCAGCTCGCGCTGATGGGCGCCTCGGAGTCGGCCAAGAGCCTGGTGAACTCCTTCACCGCCGACTACATCGACACGATGTCGCGCCGGTACGCCAGTCCCGACGCCAAGCGGATCTCCCCGACCGGCGGCTTCTTCGACGTCGCCCCGGTCCAGGACCGGGTCCGGCAGGACAGCAACGGCGAGGCAGTCCGGGTCGGCGACTCGGTGATGGGACCCAACGGCGAGGTCGGGGTGGTCACCTACATCGACCCCCACGAGAACACCACCAAGGTGCAGTACCCGAACGGCCAGAAGGCGGCGCGAGTCAGCTCGCGTCGACTGACCCGGCTGCACGGTCCCTCCTCCGACGTCTACCCCGGTGAGTCCGGCTACGGCGACAACAACTACGTGCCGACCCGTGACGAGGCCGCAGCCGACGCCGAGGCGATGGGCGCCGACTCGGTGGCCCAGGTGATCCGCGACGGCAGTGACTTCGGCGCCATCCAGGCCGCGATGGTCACCGACGCCAAGTTCCAGCAGGGCCTCGACGACGTCGACGCCCTCTACAACCGGCGCGACCAGAGCCTGTCCGCCGGACAGGAAGTGGCCACCGAGGACCGCGACGAGCTGGCGAAGTGGGACCGGCTGGCGGCTGCCTCGGCCGGACAGTTCCGCGAGGCTCCCGAGCAGCCGCCGGAGGCACCGCACGCACCCGAGACCGAGGCCAGCGGGGAGGACCCGACCAACCCCGCCAACCCCGAGGAGAAGGTCACCGAAGGTGGCGTCACCGTCCGTGAGGAAGACGGCAACGTGATCGTGGACGACAACACCGAGGACCCGATCCCGGCCAACGATCAGGCCGCCATCGACCAGGCCGTGGCCGACGCCGCCGGTACCCAGGAGCAGCCGCCCGAGGAGCCCCCGGCCCAGGCCCTGGCGAGCAAGCTGGTCAGCGACCTCGGCCGCCTGGTGGACGAGGCCAAGCAGGACAGCACCGGCAGCAACGTCCAGCGGATGCAGCTCGACAAGTGGCACGGTGAGCTGGCTGCTGCCGTCGAGGCCCAGGACGGTGACGCTGTGGTCGACTCGCTGCGCGGCCTGGCACGGGTCACCAACTCCCAGGTCAACGGCAACCTGCGCCGGTCCCGGCTGGCCGCGGTGCTCAACGGCCGCGCCACCGACAACGTGCCGATGGCCGACTTCGTCCAGCAGAAGCTGGACGCGGGCGAGAACATCTTCGGTGCCCCCGAGCCGGTCTCCCGGCCGGACCGTCCGGCCGAGCGTCCCGACGAGACGCCGGAGGGCGTGGACCCGAAGGTCGACAAGCTCGACGACGCGGTCTCCGAGGCGCTGCTGATGGACGACGGCTCCACCTTGGTCATGCAGGGCGACCAGCAGGTGGACGAGGGCTTCTACGTGGTCGACCCGGCCACCGTCACCGAGTTCGACGCCGAGCCGACCACCGCCGACATCACCGACTTCCTCAACGAGACCCAGGGCAGCGACCTCGACGGGGTCTCGGTCTGGCACGACGAGGACGACGGCCGCTACCGGATGGCGCGGGTCGGTGTCTTCGACAACGAGCAGGACGCCAGCGACGCCGCGGCCAACACCGACGCCAACCAGTACGTGAACATCAGCGACGGCGCGCTGATGAACGTCGCTCTCGGCGGTGATCCGGACGCTCCCACCGAAGCAGTCGAAGACCCCCGCTCCGAGGAGCGCGCGGTCCGCGTGGCCGGGTCCGGGCAGGTCAGTGCGAGGCTCACCGCCAAGCAGAAGAAGCTCGTCGACCAGCTCTCGGCCAACGAGAACCTCTACACCGGCGGGGCCAACGCGGCGCCCCAGCGTCAGGCCATGGAGGAGTTCCTGCAGAAGCTCAAGAGCGGAGAGGTGATTGGTGGTGCGGACGCCTCACGGTTGGCGGACGCCGTCGATGCACTGGACGTCAGCGAGTTCGACAAGCCTTCGGACAAGGGCGTCGCAGCGCAGATGGCTCATCGTTTGGCGCGGGCAGCCGGAGAGGAAGGGGCACGCGGGTACTCCAGCCAGAACACCGCGCTCCGGCGGACCAGCGACGTCGGCAATCTCCTGAGCGGACTCTCCCAGAGCGACGACGTCCGCAGCCTGGTCGACGGCGCCCGGACCGACGTCAAGAACGGCGACAACGCGGCAGCCGCGGCCAAGTTCCGCGACGCCGCGGACGCCTACGACGCGCTTGACACCCCGACCGATGCACCCGCCACCCGCGCCCGTGAGCACGCCGATCGGCTTGAGGCGATGGGTGGGACCACCGCCCCGGCCGCCCAGGGGGCACCCGAGCAGGCGCCCGCCGCGCCGCAAGGTGGCGCCCCGTCCGCGCAGGAAGCGCTGACCAACGCCGGTGTCGGCGAGGTCACCCCGATCACCCAGGACTCGCTGACCAACCCCGAGACCGAGCGGACCCGGCCGGTCGACCCGGTGGAGTTCGCGGCGCTCGCGGTGCAGGGCAAGTCCAAGCTGGAGGGCCGCTGGGAGAACTCCTCGGCACCCACGGTGACCCAGGGCGAGACCCTGGAGACGCTGAAGTCCGACGCCTGGGACTCGGTCCAGGAGGAGTGGGGCGGCATCACCGTCGATGCCCACGAGTCCCAGATCGTCAGCCCGACCGAGGGCTTCGCGATGACCGTGCGCCCGCCCGGCATGGAGTCGGTGAGCGTGCCGATCGGAGCCAGCCAGGACGAGTTCAACACCGCCATGGACGAGGCGGCGACCCGGTACGGCGGCGAGGACGGGCCGCTGTCGATGGAGGGCGCCCACCTCGGCGTCTTCCGCAACGAGGACACCGGCAACATCGAGATCGACCCGGTGCTGGTGGTCGACAACGAGGATGACGTCGAGCAGATCGGCGCGTACACCGGCGCAGTCGGGGGCGCCTACAACTTCGCGGATGGCCTGGGATACTGGCCGCCGTACATCGCGGAAGGTGAAGCAGGTGGCCGAGAAGGAGAAGCAGAGCCAGGCGCAGTGGCACGCCCAGGCGAAGGCGAAGGAGAAGCCCCACCAGGGGTGGGCGAAGCCGAAGGTGAAGCCCCAGCAGGCGGCGGGGGCGAAGCGGCCCAAGTAGCCGAGGTCACCAGCGCGCTCTCCGACGTGGAGAGCGCGATCGAGACCGAGAACGAGACCGAGGGCGACAACGGCCCGGTCGGCTGGACCGAGCTGACCGACGAGGCCAATGCCCAGCTCGGCCTGATCCGCGGCCGGGTCACCAGCGAGGGTCCCTACACCGAGCTGTCGAAGGATCTGCGGGACCTGGCCGACTACCTCGAAGGCAACTTCGGCCTGAGTGACCCCAGTGCAGCCGTCGACGAGCTGCGCCGTGTCGCCGACGAACTCGACGGTGGCGCCGGACCGGCCAACGGTCCCCAGGGTGGAACCCCTGGAGAGGAAGGTGGTGGCGCGCCCTTTCGCGGCGACGACCCCGAGTCGCTCCGAGAAGTCCTCACTGACCCCGAACGCCGTGCGGAGCTTGAACGCATTGAGGACGATTACCTACAAGCCCAGCTGAGCGGCTACTCCTCCTTGCTCGACCAGGTCGAGGAGGGCTCGCTGGCCAACGCCGAGGTCAACGTCGCCAAGTTCGAGATGATGCGCCGGGTCAACGCCGCGGCGGCCATCCGGAAGAACCTCGATCCGACGTGGTCCACGAGCGAGCTGACCGCTGATGACGTGGCCACCGAACTGGACCGCTACGGCGACGATGCCCAGTCGATCCTCGACATCTGGAACGGCACCGCCGACACCACCCTGTCCGCCGAGAATCAGGCGGACTTCCTCAAGCAGCGTGTGGATGGGTATGTGGCAACCACACGTGAGGAGGCGGACGGAGCATCGCGCGAGGACGCTCCGTCCGACCTCCGGTTCGCCCGGTCCCTGATGGAGACCGGATCGGTCGAGGCAGCCAACCGGATGGAGAACGACCGGGTCCGCAACCTGGGCGAGTACCAGCAGCTGGTCACCGAGATGTCCTCGATCCTCAGCCTGGCTCAAGCGCTGCGCGACCCGGAGGCTCGGGTTGGGCTGCACCCGATGCAGGTCAAGGACATCGCCACCTTGGTGCAGCGGCTGGAGGCCGACACCAACCAGGCCCGCAACTTCCTGGGCGAGCTGAAGGAGCAGGGCTTCGACACCACCGCGCTCGACGGGGTGCTGCGCGAGCAGCTGGACAAGTTCGGTGCGGCCGACCTGCTCGACCCGGACCCGGCCTGGGAAGAAGCCACGATGGTGGCCGCCAACCGCGCCGGGATGAAGTACCGCCGTGAGCGCGACGCTGGAGAGTCGGGACTGGACAGCGGCGTGGAGTGGCTGAGCGGCATCCGTGAGCTGGTGCAACAGTCCCCGACACCGTTCCTGCACCGGACCCTGGCCGCTGCGGTGAACAAGCTGGTCACCGACCAGATCGCCGCCAACGGCGGCTCCATCCCCGACCCGATGCGCGAGATCCTGCAGGACCCGGCCTTCCAGCGGTTCGGTGCCTTCAGCAGCGTGCTGCAGCGCGCCGACCTCGAAGACCTGGTCGCCTCCGGCGACGTCGACATCGCCGAGGCCACCAACGGCCGCTACACCACGGTGGACTGGGTCCCGGAGCCGCAGTTCTCCACTGATCTGGTCAGCGACGACCGGCCCGAGGGCAATGGCAGCGTCGAGGCCGACATGGCCTGGCGCGACGGGCTGGAGCAGCTGACCCCCAACGTCGCCTCGGCGCTGAACTCGATGTTCACCTCGATGGGCGGCGGGCTGCACCGGGTGCAGAACGACATCACCGAGGCCGACATCCCCGGCAGCGAGCTGCTGCAGGGCTGGCAGCAGCGCTCCGGCTCCGACCGGCGCACCGCCGACCAGGTCGAGGGCGCCTACCTCAAGGACAGCAACACGGTGATCATCGCCGACAGCCGAGCGATCACCGACACCGGCACCGGCTCGCACGTGATCGTGCACGAGCTGGGCCACGCGCTGGACTCGATGCTGGGCGAGCTGAGCGTCGAAGGCAGCTTCTTCACCGACCACGACGCCGAGTTCGCGAAGTTCCACACCAGCATCAAGCAGACCCTGCAGTACGGGCGCAGCCCGGAGCAGTCGCTGCTGTACTGGTACTTCCGCAACGCCGACGAGGGCGCGCTCAACCACAACGGCTTCTCGGGCAAGAAGGAGATGTTCGCCGAGGGCTACGCGGCGTACGCCAGGGGATTGCAGCGGCTGGCCGAGCTGCCCGAGGGCTCCGGCCCGCTCAGCAAGCAGACCGCCTACGTGCTGATCGCGCGCGAGCTGACCAAGGACCGCGGCCAGCTCGTCGAGTGGGCCGGGGACCTGGACCACAAGGAGATCCGGCGCCGCGAGTACGAGGCGGGCCAGGCCATCTACGCCTTCTTCGACGACCTGGAGAAGAACCGGCTGCCGAAGCTGATGTCCCAGCCACGGCCGATGCCGGTGCGCTCGGAGCTGCGCAGCGCGGTGATGGGGATGGAGCTGGGGGCCACCGCCAAGACACCGCTGCAGAAGCGGGCCACCGCGGAGCAGAAGCAGAAGTCGGCCACGCACCTGTCCAAGCAGCACGGCCTGATCCAGATGCAACCGATCGAACGCGGCTCCCCGGAGTGGCAGGCGATGGAGACCGCGGTCAAGCAGGCCAGCCCCGGTGCCACCCTGCCGCCGCCGACCGCGATCCACGTGACCTGGAACCCGGCCTTCGCCGAGCAGGGCAGCTCGGTGATCTGGAAGGCGGTGATGGCCGGGCACCCGAAGTACACCGTGGAGTACACCGACCAGCACAAGGCCACCCAGCTGGCCGCGAAGTTCCAGCGCCAGCAGCGGGTGAACAGCGCTCTGGAGACCGCGCACGCTAAGGCCGAGGCCGAGGCGATGTACGACGAGACCGCCGCCCTGGTGCTGGCCATGATCGAGACCGGGATGCGGGTCGGCTCCTCGGAGAAGGCGGGCAGCACCGACCGGAAGACCGGCAAGAAGGTGCCCACCTTCGGTGGCGCCACGATGCAGGCCAAGCATGTGTTCTTCCCCAGCGACACGCTGATGCGGTTCAAGTTCCCCGGCAAGGCGGGCACTCCGAACGTCTACGAGTCCCGCAACCCGGTGCTGCGCGCGGCGGTGCAGCAACTGCTGGAGGGCAAGAAGCCCTCGGACCAGGTCTTCGCGACCACGAACTCGGGCCGGACGATCGACTACCTGCGCGAGGCGACTGGCATCGAGGACATCATCAACCACGACACCCGGACCCGGTTCGCCACCAACATGGGCCGCGAGCTGGTCGCGAAGTGGCCGAAGTCCCGGCTGCCCAAGAACGAGGCGTCGCTGAAGAAGGCCCGCACCGAGGTCTCCAAGAAGGTCGGCGCCGCGATCAACGACACCTGGACGGTGGCCCGCGACTCCTACATCTCCCCGGCCGTGTGGGAGCGGTTCGAGGACAGCGCCGGTGTGCCGCACTCCTTCGACGACTCCCCGCCCTACGGGCTGGTCGAGGGTGACGTGGTGCAGTCGATCGGCGGAGCGCCGGTCACCGGTGGTCCGGCCGCCGTGGACGGGGACGCCCCGGAGGCCCCGGTGGCCGCTGCTCTCGAATCGCAGAACGGGGAGTGGCGGATCAGCGGCGACGGCTCCGCGCGGCTTGGCCACCTGGTTGCTTCTGCTGAACCAGAGCCCGAGGACGAAGAGGTCGGTTACTCCCTGGACCACAGCCCGGAGGGCGTCGCCGAGCGCGCCTACTGGTACGGCTCCTACGTCTGGCCGGATCCGCCGATCGTGGCCGAGCCGGACACCACCTTCTCCGTCGAGGACGGCGATGACGAACCTGCTGCGACCGAGCAGCCCGACGAAGCGGAGACCGAAGAGGTGACCTGATGACTGTCGACATCGAGAAGCTGAGCATGCCGGACTTCCTGGCGCTGCTGCGCTACGAGGGCAACCCACCCCCTGGATCCGAGTTCGACGCCATCCGGATGACGCCGCAAGAATGGACTGCACTGTTCCCTGGCGCGGTGCAGCACGAGGAACCCACCGCAGAACCCACCACCGAGGGAGGAGAGCGCGATGCCGGACATTCCCAGCCCGCCACCGCCCCGGTCTGACATTCCCAAGCCGGACCACATGACCGACGAGCGGTACGCCGCCTACATGGAGTACCTGGCCGGTGAGTCACCGACTACCTGGCGTGCCACCGACGGCACTCTCTACCTGGAGTGGATGCCCGCCGACATGGCACCGCCGATCGGTCTGGTGGACTCACGGGTAGCGATCCCGCCTGGTGACAAGAACTACCGTCGCTACGTCGGCGACCTGCTGCCGCACTTCGACTACTCAGGATTGGAGATGCCCGATGCCGCGCGTACTGACGCTGACGCAGAAGCCTGACGAGTCGCCCGAGCAGTTCGCCGAGCGGATCTCAGGACAGGTGGACTCGTTCTTCAACGAGTCCACGAAGCCTGCACCCGAGCCCGACGCCGAGCCCACTGACGTTTCCGCAGCCCCCGCGAAGGAGCCAGCTCCATCTGGCTGATGTACATCTAAACTCGGGGGATGCGGACACTCGGTGCCAGCAGCGGCTGGATGTTCTTCGAGCACGCCGGATCGGCGGTCGCTGTTGACCTGAAGTCCGGTGACGTCACCGACGTTTTCAGCGCCGCCGAGCTGGATCACCACGGCGGCTTCGTGCCGCCCGGACACAGCTCCGAGGAGCGCCGCGCCGCCTTGCTGGCCCGCTCGGTGCTGGCCAGCCCCGACCCGTTGCGCACCTTCGCCGTCCCCGAGCCCGTGCGCGCCAACGCCCGTCAGGCCCAGTACTGGACCCAGGTCTACGCCCGCCCGATCGAGCTGCCAGCGATCACCGCCGGAGCCAGCCTGGTGCCACCGCTCTCGGTCCAGGTGGTCGCCCAGAGCGCACTCGACCTCGGTCTGAACGAGACCGCCCGCGCCCGCGCCGAACGACTCTCCGAGGGCAGCATCGTCCCGCCCCGGCTGGTCCAGCAGATGAACGCCTACTTCGACCGGCACGAGCAGACCAAGGTGGACCCGGCTGAGTGGCTGTCCTGGGGTGGCAACTCCGGTCGGGTCTGGGCCGCGCGAGTGGCCGGTGCCGAGGACAGCGTCACCGGCACGATCAGCCAGAAGCTGGCTGACGACCAGGAGATCGACTACGACACGCTGCGACTGCTGCCGCGCGCGTTCACCGTGCTCAACGGTCCGCACACCTCCGCGTGCGACGGCAACGGCTCGTGCAGCTGCGGCGGCTCGAAGTCCTCGGCCCGCTACCCCTCCTCCCGCGCCCTGACCTACCTGGCCCTGGGTGGCGACGCCGGACGTGACTGGGCGCGCCGAACCATCCGCCGGGTGGAGTCCGAGGCGCTGCTGGCCACCGGCTACGACGCCGACGCCGCGGTAGTGGCCGAGGAGGAGGTCGCCGACGCGGAGAGCTTCGACGGCGACGCTCCGCACGTGTTCGCTCCGGTGTTGGAGAACCCAGATTTCTGCATGTTTTGCGGTACGGGCGAGATGGACGAGCGTCATCAAGGTGACGCGGTCGACTACACCCAAGCCGACACCACCCCGGAGGACGCGCACTACTTCTCCGAGACGGTCCAGGACCCCGACAAGTGTGAGGTCTGCGGAAAGGGGGTCGACGACACGCTGCACAAGCAGGCGGCGCTGGCGGCCTACTACCTGCACAAGGACGACGTCGACAAGAAGGTCGCCGAGACCCAGCAGTACTGGGACGGCAAGGCCGGAGAGGGGGAGCAGGAGGGGCAGCCAGCGCAACCTGCGCAGCCGATCAAGGCAGCGGCCGACATCCACGGGGTGGACTGGGAGGAGTTCGACGCCGACGACCCGGTGGAGCAGGCGATCAGTGCCGACGACGACCTCAAGACGGTGTTCTGGGAGCGGCGCGGCACCGAGGCCGACGACCCGCTGACCTACTACGCCGCCTACACCGGCGATGACTCGCTGAGCGTGGACCAGCTCTACGTCAGCGACGGCGCGATGTTCTACCGCTACGAGCCGCGGACCCGCACCTGGGAGCAGGCTCACCTCGGCTCGCCGGAGCAGATCATCGAGCTGGACGACGACACCGCCCGCGAGGTGGTCCGAGCGCTCTCGGTCTACCCCGACCAACAGGTCGACCTGCGCGAGGTCGACCCCGGCGAGGCGCTGGTGATGGCCGAGGCCATCCCCGGCCTCGACGAGGAGATGCTGAACCGGGTCGCGATCGTCACCGCCTCTGGTGTTACGCACGCCTACGTCTTTGCCGAGGACGACGGGTACACCCCCGAGGAGCGCGCGGAGAACGCCAAGAAGCAGGTCCGTGACGCCGGTGGCCGGTTCGCCAAGTCCGGCTCCAAGATCGCCGTCGGCCCCCAGGCCCGCACCGGCACGGTGGCCAAGATCGACCCGGCCACCCAGCAGGTCCAGGTCACCTACGACGACGACGGCACCAGCGAGTGGGTCCCGGCCAAGAGCACCAGGGTCACCGCTGCACCCGCGGCGGACTACGACAAGGCGCCGGTCGTCGACGTCAGCAAGATCGAGGGCAAGCCACGCGCCACCGCGAACACCCCCAAGGCGCTGCTGAAGTCGATGCTGCCGCCGATGGACGCCGAGGCGCTCAAGGCGGTCGCCGCGAACTACCCCAACTTCATCGAGAAGGAGCGCGCCGGGAAGAAGGCGCGCGACCAGGCCCAGAAGGCGCTCGACGCAGAGTCCAAGGCGCGCTGGGAGCGTGAGCAGGCCAAGGCCGAGGCCGACTACAAGCGTCGGCTGGAGAAGATCCACGCTGGTGGCAAGAGCGCCCGTGACGCGATCGACCGGATCTACCGCAAGATCCTGCCCGCGCGCTATCGACGCGGGCTGACGGCTGCGGCCAAGAAGAAGGACGAACCGGCCGAGGTGCCGGTGCTGCCGGATGCCGGAGGCACCGGGCAGCCGATCACCGACCCTGCCCAGTCCGACGTCGCGCCGGTCTACATGGCAGAGGTGGACGAGGCCAACCAGCAGGCAGTGCTGGAGTTGCTGGCGATGGTCCCGGCCAGCACCACCGGCACCCAGGCGCAGGTGCTGCGCTACACCGCCACCGGCTGGGTCAACGATCCCAAGGTGCTGCGTCAGCTGCAGTCCAGCTCGCCACCCGCGATCGTCTCTCTCGACGAGGCCACCTTCAACGACACGATGACCCAGGTGCAGGCGTTCTACCAGACGCCGGAGGGCAAGGCCGAAGCCGAGCAGGAGGCCAAGGACGCGGCTGCCACGGTGGCAGCGTCAGCCGCCGCCATCTGGGGCGAGTATGGCGAGGTCGTCGAGATCCTCGCCGCAGGCATCCCCGGCATCGCCGACACACCCAGCGACGTCGCCAACGTCGAGCGGCTCAAGCGGTACTGGACCACCGGCACCGGGGGCACCGCCAAGATCCGCTGGAACACTCCCGGTGACTGGACCCGGTGCAACCGGCACCTGAAGAAGTACATGCCCAAGCCGGGAATGAGCGAGGGCTACTGCGCCGAGCTGCATCATGAGATGACCGGTGAGTGGCCCGGTGACCGGCGCAACGTCGGACGTCGTGGTTCGGCCGCCGAGCGTGGCCAGCTCTTCGACGTGCACCTGCTGAGCACCGATGACGTGATCGCCTACTCCGCGCTGCTGGCCGGTGCGAGCAGCCTGGTCGCCGGTGTCGAGGCACCCGAGCGAGCTGACCAGGTCCCCACCGAGCTGTCCGGCTCGCCGTTCGTGATCCCGGTGCTGGCCCCGATCGGAGTCAAGTCCGGTGACGGGCGCAGCTTCGCGCCGCTCTCGTTGACCACCCGCGACCTGCCGCTGCCGTTGATGTGGCAGATCAAGACCGCCGAGGGCCACGACGACTCGGTGATCGTGGGCCGGATCGACTCGATGGAGCGCAGCGAGGACGGCTCCCTGGTCAACGCCCGCGGTGTCTTCGACGTCGGGCCGTACGGCCAGGAGGCCGAGCGGCTGGTCCGGCACAAGTTCCTGCGCGGTGTCTCGGTGGACCTCGACAACTTCGAGGCCGAGGCGCGCAGCCCCGAGACGGTCGAGCGCGAGCACGGCGAGGGCACCAGCGACGACATCGTGCGCATCGTCGCCGACGACATGGTCGTCACCAACGGGCGGGTGATGGGCGCGACGCTCGTCGCCAAGCCCGCATTCCAGGAAGTCCGCATCGAGCTAGAGGAAGGCCAGGAGGAGGAAGAGCCCATGGTTGCCGACGGGACCTACATCGGCACTCCGAACACGGAGGCCGAGACCGAGGAGATGGTTCGCACGGCGTTGACCGCAGCGGGCATCCCCATCCACCCACCCCTGGATTGGTTCGACGACCCAGGGCTCAAGCAGGAGACACCGCTGACCATCCTCGATGACGGTCGCGTCTTCGGGCACGTGGCGACCTGGGACTCCGAGCACATCGGACTCCCGTTCTCCACCCGGCCGCCCCGGAGCCGGTCGAACTATGCCTACTTCCACACCGGGCTGCTGCGCACCGAAGAGGGCAAGGACGTCCCCGTCGGCCAGATCACCCTGGCCGGAGGGCACGCACCACTGGAAGCCAACGCCGCGGCGGCCGTCAAGCACTACGACGACACCGCTTCGGCGATGTGCGACGTGCACGCCGGTGAGGACGCCTACGGCATCTGGGTGGCCGGAGCCTTGCGTCCCGACGTCACCGCCTCCCAGGTCCGAGCGATCCGGGCAGCGGCACCGTCCGGCGACTGGCGCCCGATCCACGGGCGGCTGGAGCTGGTCGCGGTCTGCCAGGTGAACGTGCCGGGCTTCCCGGTCACCCGCGCACGGGTTGCCTCCGGGCACGTCTACGCCTTGGTCGCGGCGGGCACCGCCGTGCTCAGCCGGATCCGGGCCGATGCCGATGCGGCACCGCTGGACAAGCTGATCGAGCGGGTCGACGCGTTGGAGACCCCGCAGCGTGAGGCGCTGGCTCAGGCTCGCGAGTCGGTGCTGGCCCGGATGGACCCGGTCCGCGCGGAGCACCGTGCCCGGATGGCCGCGGCCCGCGAGGCGGCACTGAACAGGTTCACCACGGTGCGCTCGCCGGAGGCTGCTGCCGCGCGTGAGCGGATGGCGGCACTGATGAGCGGTGGCGAGGAGCTGTTCCGCGACATCGGCACCGACAAGCGCAAGGAGATGTCCAAGAAGGGCCAGGCGCTGCCGGACGGTTCCTACCCGATCGCCACGGTGGGTGACCTGAAGAACGCCATCCGGGCCTACGGCCGGGCCAAGGACAGCGACAAGCCGAAGGTCCGTCGCCACATCCGCAAGCGGGCACGGGCTCTCGGCAAGACCGACCTGATCCCGGAGTCGTGGGCGTCGATGACCACCCCGGTCCAAGACGTCGCCGGTGAGGTCGAGGATCTCGCCGCGCGGATGGCGCTGATCGCTGGTGGCGCCTGCATCCCGCTGATCCTGCGCGCTTCGGACGAGACCCTGGACGGGATCAGTCTGCTGGCCGCTGGAGGCCGCTACCCCGACGGCTCGCCGTGGAACCCCTCGAACCACCCGCGCGATGAGAAGGGCCGGTTCCGGATGGTGATCGCGGAGCTGAAGAAGGATCTGCAGGGCGAGGCCGGGACCCAGCAGGCGGTCGAAGGACTGGACGAGATCCAGCAGGCGGCCAACCAGGGCGACACCGAGGCTGCCCAACAGGCCGCCAAGGGCGTGCTCGACCTGGTCGACCAGATCGCGAAGAACACCGAGGACGAGGGTGCGGTCAAGACGCTCCGTGAGGGCTACAGCAACCTCGCCGAGGCGGTGGCCAACCTGCCGCTGGTCTTCGGTGACCTCAACGAGAAGTACAAGTTCTCCGATCTGCCACCTGACCTGCAGGGCCTGATGCAAGACCTGTACAAGCGCGCCGAGCAGCGCCTCGACCCTGAGCACCTGAACGAGGCCGGTGGCAAGATCTCCGAGTTCATGGCCGGAGGTGACGTCCTCTCCCAGCCCCAGATCTCGGCCGAGCTGTCGCGCATTCTGCGGTTCCTGATCTAGGAGTGGGGGAGAACCATGACGAAATGGCGGACGGTGCTGACGGTTGCGTCTTTTCTCTACTGCGCCGGGATCATCTTCTTCGCCGTGTACCCGACTGACACCATCATGTGGGGCGAGTGGTTCTTGGTCGTGGTCGCGAGCATGGCGATACTCGGCCTGATCGTCTACAGCTTGCCGAGCGTGCAGGTCCCTGGCGAGGAGTTCGCCTTCCTGCTCGTCGGCTGGTCCGGGTTCACGACGCTGCTGTTCTACCTGATCGACACCGCGGACGACCCGACCCGGCGCGCGGGGATCGCGCTGTTCCTGTTGGCCGGGATGTTCACCGGCTACGGCGCGTTCCTGGTCCAGGACCAGACCAAGGAGCGGCGCTGATGGACGACAACACCCGAGAGGTGCTGATCCTGGCAATCACGACGCTGTCCACCATCGCGATCGCCTGGATCAAGATGCGTGGTCTGCGAAACATGACGCCCCCGCCTCCTCAATCGCCTTCCTTGCAGGAGCCTCCGCCACCCAGCGGCACGCCCAGTGTTTAGTGGTACAGTCCCAACACCCACTGGGGCCGGTTGAGAGCCCACGTCGCATGACCGTCATGAGAGTCCCCATCTGACCCTGGAGTCAGCAGTGGATGGCATCAAGGAGATGCTCGACCGACTCTCCGACCTCGACGAGGGGCAGCTTTCCGATCTGGAAAGCAAGATCATCTCCGAGTTCGAGACGGTCGAGAAGCAGGAGCCAACGGCTCAAGTAGTCGATTCCATGACGGCTCTGGCCGATGCTCTCGACGCGGTTCGCGGCGAGCAGCACAACAGGGTCGCCGCAGCGAAGGATCTGGAGCAGCGTGCCGCCGAGGCCGCCTCCCGCGTCAAGCCCAAGCAGGACGAGGACCCCGCCGACGGGGAGACTGCGCCTTCCGACGACAGCGCCCCTGTCGACGCCGAGCCGACTGCGGATCCCGCCGACGTCCCGGCCGAGGCACCCACGGACGTCCCGCCCCCCGAGGGCGCTCCACCTACTCCCGACCCCGACCCCGCGGGCGACAAGGAGACGGAGGAGGAGAAGAAGAAGAAGGCCGTACCGGCCGGAACCTTCGCCGAGGTGGAGGACTCGTCCTCAACCCCGACTCCTGCGCCCGAGAACGAGCCGACGACGCCGGAGAACGAGCCGACGACGCCGGACAACGAGCCGACCGGACCCAGCAATGTGCCCGATCCGCCCAGCAACACGGCCACGGCCGAAGCGACTCCGGAGGCACCTCCGGCCGAAGTGGCAGCCGAGCCCGCAGCAGTGTCCACCAACCCACCTGCCCAGACCGAGGAGATCCCAGTGGCAGCCTCCGCATCCGACGTGGTCGTCACGCCGCCCGCCGACAATCGGCCTGTTCCGCGCGAACACGCGAGCGTGGCCATCACGGCAGGGGCTGACATCCCCGGCATCAGTGCCGGTACCGAGCTGACCAACGCATCACAGGTCACCAACGCTTTCATGAAGCGTCTGCAGAACCTCTCCCGTGTCTCGTCCCCCAACGGCCAGCAGTACACCGTTGCGACGCTCACGGCGAGCTTCCCGGAGGACCGCGTCCTCCAGATGGGAGACACCGAGGGGAACTGGGACAAGATCCAGAAGGTCGCCGGAGTCGAGGCCATCACGGCCGCGGCTGGGGCCTGCATCCCGCTGGAGATCCGCTACGACATCGACGGCATCGGCTCCACCGACACCCCGGTGCAGGACTCCCTCCCGCGGTTCACCGCAGACCGAGGTGGCATCCGGTTCTACCCGAGCCCGCTGCTTCCCGAGGCCGACTACGACGGCGCCATCGGTGTCTGGGACCCCCTGGGGGACCCCGCGTCGAACGTCACCGATCTGGACGGCGGCAACCCCCGAGGCGAGAAGCCCTGCCTCCCGGTCCAGTGCCTGCCGTTCGAGGAGGCCGTGCTCGAAGCGGTCTCGGTCTGCCTGTGCTTCGACAACCTCACCGGCCGGGTCTTCCCCGAGCTGGTGCGGGCGCACAACGAGCTGGCGCTGGTACAGCACGCTCGGTCCACCGAGCAGTTCTTCCTGTCCAAGCTGAAGGCGGGCGCGACGCAGAACGTCACGGCCACCCAGACGCTGGGTGCAGCTCGGGAGATCCTGGGTCAGGTCGACAAGGTGGCGTCGGTGCTCCGGTACCGCAACCGCATCTCGCCGACCCAGTCCTTCCGGGTGGTCATGCCCTACTGGATCCACGACCTGATCCGCGCCGACATCTCCTACCAGATGCCCGGCGACGGTCTCAACGACGTGATGGCGCTGTCCGACGCGAAGCTGAACCAGTGGTTCAGCGCTCGGAACATCAACATCACGTGGTCGATGGAGTCCGCCTGGGGCTCGCCGTTCCCCGAGTGGGGCGACACCACGGCAGGTGGCGCCAACGAGTGGGAGCTGACCACCACGACCGGGTTCCCCGAGACGGTCGAGTGGGACATGTTCGCGGAGGGCACCTGGCTGGTGCTCGACGGGGGCACGCTCGATCTCGGTGTCATCCGCGACAGCGCTCACGTCGCGAACAACACCTACTGCGAGTTCACCGAGTCGTTCTACAACCTCGCGCACGTCGGCGGGGAGTCGGTGCACGTCACCTCCGAGCTGGTCCCGACCGGATCGGCATCCGACCTGACCGAGGTCACGCCGTAGCCCGCGCTGCGAGCTGACGTGACGAGTCGAGCAAGTCGAAGGGAGGCGTGATGGCGTTCACCGGAGTAATGCCCGCAGTGGACCTCGTCGCGCCTCGCTACGGCTTGGAGGCTGGGGCCACGGTCATCCGGCACGGCGAGAACGAGCAGACCTGGGGTGCCGGGTTCGAGCAGGAGAACGGACTGTGCGGCATCCGGGGTGAGACCTGGGTGTGGTGCGGGATCGTGGCCAACGCCAACGGGAACCCTCCACTACCAGTCGACTCCGACGCCCAGCAGGGTGTCACCGAGCTGACTGATGGTGCCGAGGACATGGCCGACCGCTGGGAGCAGGTCTACCCGTTCCTGGTGCAGGCCGAAGACACGTGCACGAACACGCTGCACGCGAAGCGGCCGGAGTCCAAGCAGCACCTGCTCAACGTCCTGGAGTTCCTCTCCATCAAGGGCGCTGAGCGGGAGCTGTGGGTCGGCGGCTCGAATCAGGAGTCCAAGGCACTGAACCGGGACGCCGAGATGGTGACGGGCAACCAGGGCGTGTCTGCCAAGGCGGCACTGGGGATGGTCGAGGACGCGATGGCAGCCTGTCTGCCGGGTGTCCAGGGCACCATCCACATCGCCCCCGCGGTGGCGTCCCTGCTCGACGCCAGCCTGCAAGACGTCAACGGCGAGCTGTGGACGTTCGCCGGTTCACGAGTCGTCGTCGGCGCGGGCTACGCGGGCCAGTCTTCTGACCCGACGGAGTCCGCGATCTACGGCACCGGACCAGTGGTCGTGCACCTCGGCCCGACGTCGATGATCACCGACGAACTCGCCCAGATGGCCAACGTCCGCCACAACGAGTTCCACCTGCGAGCCGAGCGGCTGGTAGCGGTCACGTTCGACGGCTGCTGCCACGTCGGAGCCACGGTCTCACTGACATAGCTGAGGAGCTAGAAAAATGGCAGAGGACTACGCCGCATCAGTGCAGGGTGTGGCCATTCGCGTGACGCGACTGAACGATTCAGGTGGGCTCGTAGCAGCTGAGTCCTACACCTCGAAGTCGTTCATCCGAGTTTCGTTCACGCCCGAGTACGAAGAGGGCGACGAGATCACCGAGAAGAACGCGGACGGCACCGTCTGCGTGACCTTCAAGGCTCCCGACACCCTCAAGCGCGTCACGATGGAGGTCGCGGTCTGCGACCCCGACCCCATCCTGTCCCAGATGCTGTCCGGTGGCGTGATCCTGGCCGGTGACTCCGGTGGCAGTGTCGCACCGCTCGGCTGGGCCTCGGCCCAGGTCGGCGAGGACCCGTCCGGCAACGGTGTCGCGGTCGAGGTCTGGTCGCGTGCCATCGTCGACGGCAAGCCCGCCAACCCGAACCCGTACTTCCACTGGGTCTTCCCGTACGTGAAGACCCGCCTCAGTGGCGACCGGGTGATCGAGAACGGGCTGCTGGCCAACACCTACGAGGGCTTCGGCGTGGGCAACTCCCAGTTCGGCGAAGGCCCGGACCAGACGACCGCCACTCCGAACACCACCTGGTCCTGGCCGAGCGTCACCGACCGTCCGTACATGTACGCCCGCACCGACGGGGCTCCGACGGTCGAGCGCGGCATGTGGAACTGGAGCACCGGAGCCGCGCCCAGCAAGGTGGCCTTCGCCGACGCGGCCGGTGACTCGGACGACATCATCGCCGAGGGCGACACCGCGTAGTCCTCATCAACTTCGTGGGGGCGGCGTGCCGCGCAACCGCCGCCCCACGGGGCCAACTAGGAGGATGGAGCATGGTCGCCGCGTGGATCACACCCGATCAGCTGACTGACGGTGCCACGCTCGACCCTTCTCTCGCTCAGGACGCGATCGACGCGGCGTCGTTCGTGCTGTTCCACCTCTCTGGGCGCAAGTACGGCGGCGTTCGCGAGACCACCGAGGAGTACTGCCAGGTCGGTCTCGACCAGATCGGGCTGAGCAGCTACTACGGTCCGCAGGGGCGTCCGCCGCTGCCTGGCCCCAGCGGGTACACGCTGATGTACCCCGAGCTGAGTCACGGCGTGATCACCAACCGGATCGGCGGCATGTGCAGCAGCTGTGGCTGCACCCACCTGCTGCGGCTGCGCGGTGCGCCGGTGCGACAGGTCACCTCGGTCAAGGTCGGCGGCGGCGAGCTGGACCCGGCGGCGTACGCGATCTACGACTACAGCTTCATCGCCTCGCCGAACGAGTGCTGGAGCACCTGCGACGACGTCGAGGTGACCTACCGCTACGGCACTGAGGCGCCAGTGCTGGGCCAGATGGCGGCCAAGGCCCTGGCTGATCAGTACGTCCTGGCGATGACCGACAGCGAGGAGTGCGAGCTGCCCCAGCGGGTCACCCAGGTCTCGCGCCAGGGTGTGTCCTGGACGTTGCTGGACCCGCAGGAGTTCCTGGACAAGGGACGTACCGGGATCTACCAGGTTGACCTGTTCCTGGCTGCGATCAACCCGGACGGCGCTCGGTTGCGACCGCGCGTATTCAGCCCAGACATCCCTCGCGCGCGCACGCGACGCGGATGAAGCCCAGGACCAGCCACCTACTCGAACGGAGAGCATCATGAGCTTCAGGAACAAGGACAAGAAGAGGAAGAGCCAGCAGGCGAATCCGGAAGGAGACGACGTGGACATCGTGCACGCCAAGGGCAGCAAGGGCGCACAGCAGCAGTCGGGCAAGGACCAGTCCTCGGGGCAGGCAGCCACGCAGCAGACCACCGGCCAGCAGGCAGGACAGGAGTCCGGCCAGCCCCCGGCACAGACCAACGAGCAGCAATCCAGCGACCAGCCGTCCTCAGACGACGAAGACGATGATTCCGCGGAGCCATCCGAGCCCGTCCCGGACGGCACCACCGCTGAGATCCTGCGTTGGGTCGGCGGTGACAAGAAGCGTGCGCAGGCTGCCCTGGACAAGGAGCAGGCCGACGACCGGCCGCGCGCCGGACTCACCGGTGAGCTGAAGAGGGTCTTGGAGTGAGCCCATGACCGACACGCAAGACCCCTGGACACCTCCCCCGGAGTGGCCTCCGGAGGCGGCTGACTTCCAGATCCCTACGTTCGTCGACAAGGCGATGCAGGACATCGCCTACCACTACGACGTCAAGGTCGGCGTGCCGCTCCCGGCACGTCGCTACTGGACCATCGGCACCACCGCACGCGACTGCGAGCAATGTGTGCTGGCGGTCCAGCAGATGTTCATCGGCACCGCCTCGGTCCCACTGGAGACCACCCAGTGCAACGGTCCGCGCGGGCTGACGTTCACCGTCGAGGTGGTGCGCTGCGTGCCAACGCTGGACAACCGCGGCAAGCCTCCCAGCGGCGAGGCGATCGAGCTGGCCTCGGTCCATCCGGTGATCGACATGGAGATCATGCTCGACCTGGCCGCGTACTTCGACCCGTTCCTGACCGGCGTGATCGTCAACGTCGACCCGATCCCCGCTGACGGTGGCTATCACGGAGCGATCGCCACCTACACCGTGACGCTGTGATGGCCGGGTCCTACGACATCAACCACGCGGCGGTCACCAAGCTGCTGTTCGGCAAGGCCGTCGAGCCCGGCTTCATTCCGATCTACCACGACCTCAATCGGCGGGCCAAGGCCGTTCAGCGTGAGGCGAAGGTGTTGGTCGGCAAGGACTCCGGGCGGCTCGCTTCTCGGATCACGTTGACCTCCCGCTCCGCGCCGCCGTACTGGTGGTTCCAGGTCGAGGGCAACACCCGCTACGCCTACTGGCACCACCAGGGCACCAAGCCGCACGTGATCGAGGGACATCTGTCCTTCCGCAGCGGTGGACGGATGATCCATCCACGCTTGGTGCACCACCCTGGCACCCGAGGGAACCCGTTCCTGCGCAACGCGCTCCCGGCGTTTATGGGGTTGGGAAATGTCACGTCGCTACGTCCCTGAACGGTCCAGTTTCCGCTAGTGTCCGAGGATGACGCGCGGTTGGTATCAACTGTTTTTGGGTACACCGCGCCTCAGCCCGTCTTGCTGATGGGCTCGGACACCACTGAGAGGGAACCATGGACGATCAGATGAAGCTGGGTGCTGTGCTCATCGGCGGCTACCTGCTGGGCAGGACCAAGAAGGGCGGCACAGCGATCCGGCTGGCCAGCCGGATGATGCTGAGCGGGAGTGCGGCGGACCCCAAGGAGCTGGTGCGCACCAACGCGATGCAGTTGGTGCAGTCGCCGGAGACGCAGAAGATCCTCGAAGGACTGCGTGCCCAGCTGATGGCGGCTGCCACCGCTGCAGTCGATGCGCGGGTGCAGGGGATGGCCCAGAAGCTCACCGATCGGACCGAGGCGATCAAGGCTCCGGCCGACAAGGCCACGGGCGCGGCCACCGACGCTGCCGGTCAGGCGAGCGACACGGTCTCCGGGGTCACCGACGACGTCACGCCGGACGACGTCGACGTCATCACCGAGAAGGTCACCGGCGCCACCGACGCCATCAAGGGGAGCAACGACAACGAGACGGAGGATGAGGACGATGAGCAGGGCGAAGCAGAAGATCAAGAAGCTGAAGACCAAGCTGAAGGCGCAGACGAAGGAGCTGAAGGCGAAGACGAAGGAGCAGAAGAGGGGGAAGAAGACGACGCCGACGCCGACGCCGACGCCCAGGACGAGGCCGATGAGGCGTCCGAGGAGGACGCCGTAGACGACGAGGACGAGCCTGAGGACGACGAACTCGCCGAGCGTGTCGAGGAGCTGATGGGCAAGCGGATCACCTCGCTGCGCCGGATGGCCAAGCAGCTGCGCTACGAGCCCGACGACATCAAGGACACCGAGAAGTCCGAGCTGGCCCGGCTGGTTGCCGAAGCCGAGGCCGAGGACGCTGCCGAGGACGAGGCCGACGAGGCCGACGAGCCGGAGGAGGAGCCCGAGGCGCCGGAAGAGCCCGAGGAGCCCGAGGAGCCGAAGCCCGTCAAGAAGACGGCCAAGAAGACCGCCAAGAAGGCACCGGCCAAGAAGGCACCGGCCAAGAAGACCGCGAAGAAGACGACGGCCCGGAAGGGGACCCGCTGATGGCTGACACACCCAAGACCACCGATCTGCTGACCAAGGCGGCAACCGAGTTCGCCACCGCCAAGGCCGGGCAGATCATCAGCAACATCGGTGACCGTGCGTCCGGGAAGTCCAGCAGCAACGGCAGCGACGACAACAGCAACGGAGACAACGGCGACTCCGGTGACGACGGGGACGACAAGAAGGGCTTCCTCGGCAACACCGCGCAGAAGCTCGGTGAGGGCGCCTCTCCCGTCGGTGCCGCCGTCAAGGGGCTGGGCTCCACCATCAAGGAGGGCTTCACCGGGCTGTTCAAGCGCAAGTCCGGCTCCAAGCGTCCGCACAACATCGTCGAGGAGATCATCGTCGGGGTCACCCCGGACATCTGCTGGGCCGCGTTCGTGCAGTGGGAGGAGTTCCCCTCGTTCATGAAGGGTCCGATCAACGTCGCTCGCGGCGAGGAGAAGGACGAGGAGGAGCTGGAGGAGGGCGAGCACCCGCTGGAGGGCGAGCAGACCAACTGGTCGGCCAAGATCTTCCTGTCCAAGCGCTCCTGGAAGGCGACCACGGTCGACTTCGATCCGCCGCACCGGGTGTCCTGGAAGTCCGAGGGTGCCAAGGGCACCGTCGACGGGACGATCACGCTCACCCCGATCGGTGACAATGCCACCCTGATGGCGGTCGAGATCGAGTACTGGAGCAAGGGTCCGGTCGAGTGGATGGGCCAGCGCTGGCACACGGTGGGCAAGCGGGTCCGGCTCGACATGAAGCACTTCCGCCGGTACGTGATGCGCACCGAGCCCGAAGAGCTGGAGGAGATGGCCGAGGACAACGAGGACATCGAGACCGAGCAGCCGGAGGAGCAACCAGCCGAGGGCGAGGAGTCCGAGGAGCCGACGGACGAGGTCGACGAGGTCGACGAGACCGACGAGGTCGAGGACCCCGACGTGGAGCCCGAAGAGGTCGACGAGGAGGAGCCAGTCGACGAGACCGAGGACGCCGAGGAAGAGCCCGAGCCCGAGCCCGAAGAGGAGCCCGAACCAGCCCCGGCTCGACGGGCACGACCCCGTAGGAGGGCACCCGTCGCCTGACCCGAAGACCACAGAACCCGCGCCGATCACCACGGCGCGGGTTCTGTCTTGCTAAACCTAAATAAACCAACGTTGATAGAACCGCCCTTCAGGACTGACGTTCCGGTCCGTCGTCGCTACTGTTTATCAAGACAGCGACAGACGACGGACCACGAAGGGACCGAAGACATGCCTACGAAGGCAAGTGGCAAGGCGAACGGGAAGAAGCGACACAAGTCGTTCGAGGTCAAGAACCTCGACGACGCGGAGCCCCTGGACTTCGATCTCGGCGGCGAGAACTTCGTCTGTTACCCCGAGGTGCAGGGCAAGACCATCCTGGACATCATGCGGGCTGCGGCCGAAGGCGACGAAGACACCCGCGGCGTGCTGATGGCGGTCTCGGTGCTCGACTTCTTCGAGAAGGTGATGCCGCCCGAGGAGCACGAGCGGTTCAGCAAGCTGATGGAGGACCCGAAGCGGATCGTCCCGATGGACACCCTCTCGGAGATCATGTCCTGGTTGATCGAGGAGTACACCGACCGCCCTACGCAGCCATCCTCGGTCTCCTGAGCTGGGCGGACCAGCACTGGCCGTACCTCCGTGGATGGTGTCTTGTTCAGACCGGTCTCCGCCTGGAGCGTCTGCCTGCCCAGGACATGCTCGACGTGCTGCACTACCTCTTCGAGTCCGACAGCCTGGGCGAGAAGGAGACCCAGGACGCCAAGCGCAAGATGCGCGGCACCCTCTACACCCAGCTCTACGACCGCCCGTACACCTGGGGCAGCGACAGCGGCAGCGGCGGGCGCGAGTTCGGCACTCAGGAGACGGCGAGCGGTCACTTCTACGACGGTCAGTCGGCCTCAGCAGCCACGGAGCCCTCTGGGGCACCGAAGCTGACCCACAAGCCCTACATCCCACCCACCCCGGTCGATCCGACTTCAGCGAAGCCGTTCGGCAACGTGCTGGATCCACCGATCGGGTGATGAGTCATGCCTAGCGTTGGTACCGCGTACGTCAACATCCGGGTCAACACGACCGGCTTCGAGGCATCCCTCGACAGTCTGATGAAGCGGCTCTCCACCAAGATGGAGGCGCAAGGCACCAAGCTCGGCAAGGACTTCGAGCGCGGTGTGAAGAAGGCCAACTTCGACTCCGCGTTCCAGCCCGCCGTCAACGCGGCCGACAAGGCCCAGAGGTCGATGTCGGACAGCGCCAAGAAGTCCTCGGACGCCTGGGACGACAGCGCCCAAAACATCGGTGAGTCAGCGCGCGAGATCTCCAACGCGATGGGTGACGCCAGCGGCGCAGCCACCCATGCCAGTCGTGACATGAAGGAAGCCAGCGGCTCGGCGCGCAGGCTGTCCGGCTCGATGCGCGGCATGGGCGACGGTGGTGGTGGACTGCGCCGAGCTGGCGGTGACGCAGGGTTCTTCAGCAGCAAGCTGAACGAGCTGGTCAGCGAAGCGCCACGTGGCACGGCGCTCTTGAACAGCCTGTTCCAGACCGCGGCGTTCGGTGGCACGGCCTTGGCTGGCGCGGTGGGTGGGCTCTCCGCAGTAGCGCAAGGCGTCTTCGCCGTCGGCGCGAACGCTGCCGCAGCGACACCAGCTTTGGGTGGGCTGATCAACGCAGTGATCGGACTGGCCCAGGTGGGTGGCGTGGCAGCCCTGGCCACGAGTGGTGTTGGCAAGGCGCTCACCGCTGGGTTCAAGGCCGTCGACACCTCGGCGAAAGCGGCTGGGAAGTCCAGCGGTGGGATGGCCAAGGCGACCAAGGCTGCCTCGACCGCGGTGCGGGACGCCAAGCAGAACCTGACGCGGGCGTACCAAGACGCTGCGCGTGCTGCCGCTGACGCCACTCGGCGGGTGCAGGAGGCTGAGCGGTCACTGGCCGCCGCACAACGAGACAGCGCGGTCGCGCAACGCGCACTGAACGCAGCACGTCTGGAAGGGTTGCAGCAGCTCAAGGAGATCGGGTTCGCGGCCGAGGACGCGGCCCTGGCCGAGGACCGAGCGGCACTGGCGCTGGGTGACGCCCAGGCCGAGCTGGCATCGGTCTCCGAGCTGGCCCCGGACGACCGGATGCGGGTCGAGGCTGAGCTGGCCTTCAAGGAGGCCGACCTGAACATGCGACAGGCGATCAACCGTCGCGAGCAGGCCGACAAGGACCAGAAGAAGGCTGCCAAGTCCGGCGTCGAGGGCACCGACGCGATGATCGACGCGCACAACGCGGTGGCCGACGCCCAGGAGGCCGAGGCTGACGCCGCGCGTGATCTTGCCGACGCCCGTCGCCAGCAGGCCGAGACTGCCCAGGACAACGCCCGTCGGATCGCTGATGCACAGCAGGCGTTGGCCGACGCCATGCGAGGAATGGCCGACGTCCAGAGAGGTGTCAACGCCGAGGTGGCGAAGGCCCCTGCTGCGATCACCAACTTTGCCACCGCCATGGACAAGCTGGGTCCCGCACAGAGGCGCTTCGTCAACAAGATCCTCGGCATGCAGGACGAGTTCAACGACTTCCGCAACGATGTCACCGCGCCGCTGTTCAACAAGCTCATCACGGCCATCGACATCGTGGCCAAGGGTCCGCTGGTGGGCACCCTGCGAACGGGGCTCACCGGCACCGCCAGTGCACTCGGTGACGTGGCGATCAACGCAGCAAATGTGGCGAGCACGCCCTTGTTCAACGCTCGTCTCGGGCGAGTCATGGCCACCAACAACGACGCGATCAGGATCTTCGGGCGAGCAGGCGGCAACATGGCCGACGTCCTGCTCGCCATCGCCGATGCTGCCCGGCCGCTGGTGCTGCACTTCGCCAGGTGGACTGAAAACGTGACGGCAAGTTGGCGCGCCACCCGCAACAGCGAAGAGGGCACACGCAAGCTCGCCGAGACCATGAAGAACGCCGAGACCAGGATCAGGGAGTTCTGGGGCCTGACCAAGCAGCTGTGGCGCACGCTGATGATCCTGGGGCGTGCGGCCAACGATGCGGCCAACGGCTTCGGGGAGATCGACAAGAAGAGCGGCAAGGCCAAGGGCTACATCCCGACGCTGACCGACAGTCTGACGAAGTTCAATGACAAGCTGGAGAAGAACCCCACGCTGGTCGGACGGTTCACCGCGGCGCTGGAGAACATGAGTGCTGCCGGACGCGCGATCAAGACCGTGTTCCAGCCCTTCATCGACCTGGGGTCGAATCCGCAGATCGGTCAGGCATTCGACACCATCTCCAAGTCCGACGCGTTCGACCGTCTCGGCGACAGTGCCGGTGGTGCGGTCCCGAAGCTGGCCACCGTCGTGGTCAACCTCGCTGACTTCCTGGCCGACATCTCGGAGTCGAAGGCCATCGAGCACTTCCTGGACATCTTGATCCAGGTCACCGACAAGCTGGCGGATTTCTCCGGGTTCCTCAAGGACACCGGCATCTTGAAGTGGACCGGCTACATCACCGGTGCCATGGCGGCGATGAAGCTGCTCTGGGCCGTGACCAAGATCGGCACCTCACCGTTCGTAAGGATGTCGCAGGGCTTCGGCACCTTCATGAGCAACATCAGCAAGGCGAAGAAGAGCGGCAAGGGTCTCGGAGCCTCGATCTTCGGCAGCATCGGCAAGGGTCCGACCAGCGCCGGGGGTGCGGTGGCCGGGTCGGCCGACGACGCCAAGATGATGTCGGTCATCGAGAGTTCCGCGGGCAGGATCGTCCTGGCGATCGAGGCGTGCTGCACCAAGATGACCCTGGCCATCGAACGGATGGCTCTCGGTGGCGCTGGCGGTGCTGCTGGTGCTGCTGGTCGTGGTGGCGGCATTCTCAGCGCTGCACCGAAGGTCGGATCAGGCGCGGCGGGCGCGGTGGGTGCAGCAAGCGGTGTCGGTGCGATCGCTGGCGACACGGCCAAGGTCGGCAAGTTCGCTGGCGTGGCAGGCAAGCTCGGCAAGGCGCTCGGCCCAGCTACCAAGCTGATGAAGCCGCTCTCGTTGGGCATCCGCGGCATCGGTGCAGCCATGAGGTTTGCGATGGGTCCCTGGGGGATGCTCATCATGGTGCTGCTGCCGCTGATGTGGCCGCTGCTGGTGAAGCTGGAGGAGAAGACCGGCATCTTCTCCTCGGCTCTGGAGATTCTGACCGACACCGTCAGCTGGCTGTGGGAGCACGCCCTGGAACCGATGTTCAACTGGATCGCGGACGTCGCGATCCAGATCTGGGAAGACATCGTGAGCACCTTCGAGGACTCGAAGGGTGTCCTGAGCGCGGTGGGTGACGCCTTCGGGTGGCTGTGGGACAAGATCGTCGACGTCTTCAACTGGGTCAAGACCAACTGGCCCACACTGCTGGCGATCCTCACCGGACCGATCGGGATCGCGGTGCTGCTGATCACCAGGAACTGGGAGACGATCAAGGGGATCGTCTCGGGCGCCGTCGGTGCGATCAAGGGCTTCCTCGGTGGCATGTGGACCAGGCTCACCACTGGACTATCCAATGCGTGGTCGTGGGTGTTGCAGAAGTGGGAGGCCATCAAGGCTGTCGTCAAGGGCTGGGGGCGACAGCTCGGCGCGAAGATCGGCAACATCTGGGGCAAGTTCACCAGCTCACTGTCGTCTGCCTGGAACTGGATCGGGCGCAAGTGGACTGGCATCAAGGATGCCGTGGGTCGGTGGAAGGACCAGCTCGCCAAGAAGATCGGCAACATCTGGAGCAAGTTCACCTCAGCACTAGGCGACGCCTGGGCCGCGGTCGGGCGCACATGGGCTCGCATCAAGAACGCCGTCGTGTACTGGAAGGGTCAGCTGAGCGGCAAGATCGGCAACATCTGGAGCAAGTTCACCAGTGCGCTGGGTGACGCCTGGAATGCGGTCAAGCGGAAGTGGAAGGACATCAAGGACACGGTCGCACTGTGGCCTCGCCAGCTGGGTAGCAAGCTTTCCGGGATCTGGGGCGGCCTGACCAGCGGCCTGCACAGTGCCTACGACACCATGCGCGGCGTCGTCAACAACAAGCTCATCGGTGGCATCAACAACATCCTCGGCAAGCTCCACCTCAGAGGCATCTCGGTCAGCATGCCAGCGTGGAGCAAGATGGCCGAAGGTGGCCCGGTCAGAGGGCCGGGAGGACCGAAGGCTGATCGGATCCCCACGCTGCTCTCCAACGGTGAGTACGTGCTGCCTGCCCACGCAGTACGCGGTGTCGGGTATCGCGCACTGGAGGAGATGCGCAGGACCGGCAAGCTACCGGCCGGTGACGGTGCCGGGATCTTCAGTTCGATCGGGAACGCGTTCCACTCGATCACTGATGTCTTCAAGAAGGGTGTGAAGGCAGCCATGAGCTGGGTCACCAACAAGACCACGAAGAGCTTGAACAACAGCATCATGGGCAGGCTCGCGTACGGCATGGTGAAGCTTGCCGCTGGCAGGCTCAACGACTGGGGCGCGGCGAGAGACAGGGCACGTGCTGCTGCACGTGCTAGGGCAGCGGGTGCCAGCGTCGTTGTCAACGACCCCAGCAACCCGGCAGCCATCAGCATCTGGGGCGGTCACAAGTTCTCCAACCGGTTCATCGCGCACCTGAAGAAGGCCCAGCAGCTGGCCCACACCACGATGCACATCATGCAGGGCGGCTGGAACCCTGGTGGCGTCGCGGCGTCTGGGACAAGCCACTGGGGTGATGCGATCGACATCGCCGTGAACTACGCGCTGTTGCGTGCCCTGCGGCGGGTGGGCATCGCGGCTGGTGACCGCACGGGCAAGGGTCCCTGGGGACCTCACATCCACGCGGTTCCTGGACCTGCGGCTGGCTACGGACGAGGGTCTGCACCTGGGCAGTGGGCCTCGTACATGGCGATGGGCGGCGCGAGTCAGTCCCCGACGTCTGCGTGGGGTCTCGCCAAGGGTGGTGTGGTCGCGCCATCGCCTACAGGCACCCTCGCACTGATCGCAGAAGCCGGACAGCACGAGCGGGTCACTCCGCTTGACGCCCAGGGGTTCACACCCGCTGAGCGTCAGATGCTGGAGACGTTGGAAGCTCGGCTCGGTGGTGGCGGTGACACCTACAACGTGCACCCCTCGCGCGGCATGAACGAGGCCCAGCTGGCCGACATGGTGGCCCGGCGAGTGTCCTGGAACCGACGTCGAGGAGCTGGGACCTGATGAGCATGTACGAGCTGGTCGACTACGACGGGCTGCAGCGCCGGATCGGCCTGGAGCCGAAAGACGAAGGCTGGTCCTGGCACTGCGGGAATAACCCGTCCGACGAGTTCATCATGGACCAGCCGGGTGCCACCTATGACGATCCCCTGACCAAGTACAGCGGACGCAGCCCTCGGGCCGGTGGCGGCATTGTGCTGAGCGAGGACATCAACGTCAACGGGCTGTTGCTCAACCACCGCGACCTCAACAACACCATCTGGGTCTGCACCGACATCGAAGGCTGGTGGACACTGCCGCCCGCGGAGATTCCAGACGTCCCCAAGCCAACATGGGACGGCTCGCTGATGACCACCGGGCGATACCTGACCCGGACCATCACGATCAGTGGCCTCTTCCTACCACCGCACCCTGAGCTGGTCTGGTACAACCGCGACGCGATTCTTCGAGTCGCCGGGGTGGTCCGCGGCATCGGCCTGCTGGCTATGTGTGGCAACGAGAATCCTGACCTCAACCTGCTGGAGACCCCCACCGATCCGTTCCTCGACCAGCCGAAGATGGCGATCATCCAGACCAACGACGTGCCCCTGGTCGAGACCTACAACACCAGGGGTGACACCCGGTTCTCGATGTCGTTCAGGTGCGTGAACCCGGCCAAGGTCTCGGTCTACGAGAAGAAGGTGTCCATCCCGTACGAGAACAACGGGGTCGTGCGCACCCGCAAGTACCACGCGTTCTCCTTGGGTGCCGGACAAGGTGGCGGTCTCACCACTGAGTACGCCGAGGTTCTGCGGATCAGAGACACCGACCAGCAACGTCACTACCCCGACGTCCTCTCCATGAAGGTCGATGCTCCGATCGAAGACGAGGAGCTGTACACCACCGGCAACTTCGACCCTGCGTCCTACCAGACGGCCACCTCAAGCAACACGGTGACGCTCCACAACACCGGCAACTACTTCGCCTTCCCCACCTTCGTGTTCGACACCATCACCGGCGCCAGCACCACCAAGCCGATCACCATCCGGAACATCACCACCAACGAGTCGATGCAGATCCAGATGAATGTGAGTGCTGGACATCAGTTGGTGGTCGACTGCGGCATGCGCCGGGTGGGCGAGGTCGACCCCAACGCCGACGCACCGTCGTGGAAGTTCGACGATCGCAACTACCTGACCTTGGCTTCGCAGTGGATCACACTGGCACCAGGTCCCAACACGGTGCTGGTGTCGATGGACACCGCTGTCACCAAGACCAGCGCCTTGCCGCGGGTGTACTGGCGCGACACGTGGATCGGGTGAGTCGATGACGATCTCTGGTGTCAACCCGATCCTGCAGGGCACCGCGCCCGACCCTAACGAGACGTACGCCAACTTCAAGCCGGTCCGCTACCGCTACGTGATGGCCTACCTGCACGACGAGAAGGACCCGGTCACCGGCGTGGTGCACAAGGCCGGTGAGGTGATGTACATGCTGCCGATGACCGGGGTGAACTACTCACTGGGGCTGTACGCCGGGACAGACATGTCCGGCAACATCTATCTGCCTGACTTCTACATCGACCTGATGGCTCATCCCCCTGCCAATGTCTTCCAGCGTCGTCCGCACCCGGACCGATCTGGTATCCCCGTCGGTGCGGTGTTCGAGTGTGGCAACCGGGCGATCTACATCATGCGCAACGAGAAGGTGGTCTGGGGCGGCATCTTGTGGTCACGCAGCTACACCAGTGGCAACGCCACGTTGGCGATCAACGCTATGTCCTGGGAGGGCTACCTCTACTACCGGGCGCTACGTCGGTCGGTGGTGTTCCTGGTGAAGAACAATGCCTACAACATCTGGTGGGCACTGATCCACCAGACCATGAACGACTTCAAGTTCGATGACGCAACCCACGGTGCCACCCACAAGAACGAGGCCAAGCGTTACCCCAACGGCAACGCCAAGACCTCGGTGGCCGTGCTCTGGACCGGGATCACCAGAACCTTCGCGAGGACGACGAGAGTCCCACAGTGGACCCAGTCCAACGCCGACCTCCGCTACACCGATGGCGACGCCCAAGCTGCCTACGAAGGATGGCCGAAGAACAGCCCGAACATCGAGATGCCCGAGGACAGCCCGACCTTCAAGTGGAAGGTCGACGGTGTCGAGATCAAGACCACGGTGAACGAGACCTTCCGTGGCTACGACATGAACATGGTCGGTAACACCCTGCAGACCTGGGCCGACACCGAGACAGTGGCCTCCAGCAGCGAGAGCGGTGCCTTCCGCCGCTTCGAGTACCGGGTGATGTCCTGGTTCGACACCACGCAGCAGATCTTCCGGCAGCGCTGGCTGTTCGGCGAGATGGCGTTCACCGACCCCAACGATCCCTACAAGCCGACCGGGATCCTGCGCGGACGTATTGGACGCAACACCATCGAGACGGTGGACAGTGAGAACAACCTGACCTTCGACTATCCCGGCCACATCGCCAGCTGGTCGCTGACCGAGTCGATGGAGGAGTGTGCGACCCGGATAATCGTGATGGACCAGGAAGACGCCGCACTCAAGCACGCCGAGTATGTGACGAACGACGCCCTGCTGCTGGTACCGAACGACACCTCCGCCGCAGGCAAAGCCACCCGAGGCACCCAAGGCTGGCGGCTCTACGACCGGGTCCGGGCCTACGACAACCACGACCAGAAGGTCATGCGTGAGCGTGGGCAACGGCTGCTGCAGATAGCTCACCCACCGCTGGCGGCTCAGCTCAGCGATCTGGGCACCACCCAGGCAGGCCCACACACCTCCAAGCGGGCCACCGACTTGGCCGTCACCCTGCACACCGACCCCAGCATCCCGTTCCCCGAGTTCGGTCTCGGCGACTGGGCCACGTTCGCGATCGAGGACCCCTTCTACGGCGGCAAGATGTACCTGCAGCGACGCATCGTCGGCTACAGCGTCGCCATCGACCAGGAACAGGAGTCTGACTACAGCAACGAGACCATCACGTTGGAGCTGACTGACGACACGCACATCTCGGAGGATGCCTG